TGGATATCCCGGAGCGTGGCGTGATCTCGGAGGATCTGTCGTTCTGCATCCGCTGGAACCAGTGCGGCGGCAAGGTATGGGCCGCGATCGGGTATCGCATTTCGCACGTGGGGCCGTTCGACTATGCGGGGCGGTATCTGGACATTGTCGAGGCGCAGGAACAGCAGGCCTTGCAAGCGCTGCCGCAGACCGTGGGCGGCAGCACGATCGGCGAGGCGCTGACGGTCGCGGCGCCTGTACCGGTCGCTGGCGATGCCCCGGAAATCCAGCCGGAGGTCGCCGCCGCCTCTGTGGAAAAGGCGCCGTCACTAAACGGTTCACAGCCGCACAATAACCCTTGACGCGAATCGCTTTCTTGTTCACTAATATGTGCGTTCCCTCCCGCGAGCCGCAGGAGGTCGAGCCCGGCCCGGATCAGCAGTGCCTGCGATCAGGTGGCCATCTCATCACCCCGAGCCGGGGTGATCTTTTCCCAGGTTCAATGCCCACGGCCGTGCCGGCCATGACGGGCGAGCCGCAGTCTGATGGCTGCGCAGTATGGCTAATACCGCCTCCCAGTTCGGGTTCCAGCACTTCGGCTACTTGCCCGGCGGTGCGCCCGACTACCAGATGTCGAAATACGCGATCCAGTCGACCTTCGCGACGAAGATTTTCTTCGGCGATCCGGTCGTCAAGTCTGCGGCATCACAGTACATCATCCCGGCGACCGGCACCGGCAACCTGACCGCCATCTCCGGCGTCTTCATCGGTTGCGAGTTCACGCCGTCGAGCGGTCTTGCGATTCCGCAGTGGTCGCCCTGGTGGCCCGGCTCCACGCAGACCGACGCCATCGCTTATGTGATCGACGCGCCCAACGCGCTGTTCAAGGTCGCTGCGCTCCTGACCGCTGTTCCGGCGACCGCCATCGGGCAGAACATCGGCTTCTCGACCGGCGCCGGCGGCTCGACCGTGGGCGGCGGCTTCTCCACCTTCACGGTCGACCAATCAACCCTGACCACGGGCTCGACCGCCCCGTTCACGGTCTACTCGCTGTTCCCTGGGGTGGGCAACGGCTCCGATCCGACCACCAACTTCAACTGGGTGATCGTGTCATTCAACAGTCAGCGCTTCCGTACCACCACGGGAGTAGCGTGATATGACAGATCCAGTCATCCTCAATCCCGCTTCGCAGACTGCCTCCGATCCGCTCGTGGCCGGCGTGACTGCCAATCCGGAACCGGATCTGCGCACCGACGCCGAGAAGGAAACCGATGCAGCCGCGGCGGCGGTTGCCGCCGCGAACGCCAAGGCGGCGGCGCAAGCCAAGCAAGCCATCGACGAGCAGGCCGCCAAGGACAAGGCCGCCGCCGACGCGGAGAAGGCCAAGCAAAAGGCTGCGCATATCGTCACGATCATAGGCGGCAAGCCCGCGAAGGGCATCGCCAATACGACCGGCAACGACGGCGTGCCGATCCCGCGCGACGGTGCCTTCACCATCGCGCTCATCGGGACGACCAGTCCGGCGCCGACCCATCATCCAGGCATGGATATCAACTGCGTCGCGCGCCTTCCCGAGAAGGCCGAGATCGGCGACCTGGTCGAGGCCTATTGCGTGCCGGGGTTGAACGGCACCAGCGCGTTTGTTCACCCGCCCAAGAAGGAGTCAATCGGAGTTCTTCCAGTCAGCACGGGCGACAATTTCGGAACCGGTGTGGAGGTGCCCGCCGATTCCGGGCGCGCCTTCCGCAAGGTCTCCGCCACCGCTTGGCAAGTCCTGGGAGGCTAACAGATGCCCGTCGCTCTCGCGCAAGTCCGTTCCGAGCTTCTCCCCGGCCTGTTCGAGGTCCGCGGGTCTTATGACATGATCCCACGCCAGTGGGACAAGGTCTTCAAGACCCACAAATCGAACATGGCGGTGGAGCGGTCCACCCAGATGGCGTTCGTTGCGCTGCCCTACCTCAAGGACGAGGGTGCCGCGACCCAGTTCGACAATGCCGCAGGCGAGCGCTTCACTTGGGCGTTCATCCACATCGAAGTCGCGCTGGGCTATGCGATCACCCGCAAGGCCATCGACGATCTGCTCTACAAGACCCAGTTCAACCCGACCAACCTGAAGCTGCAGGAAGCCTTCGCGCAGTTTAAGGAAATCCAGGGCGCCAACGTCCTCAACCTTGGCAACACCTACGTGGCCTCGCAGATCGGCGACGGCGTGGCGTTCTTCTCGGCTTTGCATCCCTACGATGGCGGCACCTGGGCCAATACCTCGACCACGCCCAAGTCGCTCAACGAATCGACCTTGCTCGCCAACATGACGAACGTGCGCACGCAGTTCGTCAATGAGCGCGGCTTGCGCATCCTCGCTCGTGCCCGGCGCTTGATCGTGCCGCCGAACCTCGAAGCCATCGCGATCCGCCTCACCAAGACGGAATTGCGTCCCGGCACCGCCGACAACGATGTCAACGCGATCCTGACGCTCTCAGGCGGGTTGCCGGAAGGTCATATCGTGATGGACTTCCTGACCTCGAACTTCGCGTGGTTCCTAACCACCAACATCGAGGGTCTGATCCACATGCTGCGCATCCCCTACGAGAGCGACATGTGGGTTGACAACGTCACGGACAACCTCCTGGTCAAGGCCTACGAGCGTTATTCGTTCGGCATCAACGATCCCCGCGCGGCTTGGGGCGAGTTCCCCACTTCGTAGAACAGAGGGTCGCCACCATGGCCGATTCAACCTTCCGTGGCCCCGTCAATGCGCCAGGGCCACTCCTTGTTCAGGCAGGCACCTCGGCCTCCATCGAAACGATGGATGGGCCTTCGATGTTCTACCAGAACACCGGATGGCCCGATCCTCGCGCCACTCCGTTTCCTTCGGTCGGGTTCCGGCCGGCGCAGGCGGCGGCGTTCCTGTCGAACAGCGACATTCTTGCAGTCGACGCGGTGCCGCAGGCGACCGGCACGGCGGTTCTGGCGGCTGGGCAGATCATCACCTCCGGGCTTGCCATGGCGCTCGCCACGGTCGGGGTCACCAACTTCTCGGCTGGCGCCGCATCGATCGCGGTCGGTGTGACGATCATCCCACAGGGGACGACCGTCGCCACCACGGTGATCGCGCTTGATTTCGGGTTCACGACCGGGACCACGACCGCCAATTCCTCGACCGTCCAGGTCAACGACAATACGTTGTTTGAGTTGAACCAGTGGATCATCCTGGGTAACGTCGGCAACACGGCGGCGACCAAGAGCCTGATCACGCAGGTCCAGTCGATCTCGACCACCAACACCACCACAATCACGGTTTCGCCTTCGCCCGCGACCGCGATGGGAGTGCCGATCGGGCAGGCCAATCTGTTCGGCTCCGGCCTGCTGCCGCCGGCAACCCAGTTCGGCCCGGCGGCGGCGAGCGCCAGCGCGCACAGCTTCGGCGGCTCGCTGCGCGCCGGGTTCTCGCGCGTCATGAATCCGCGCGAGACGCTTTGCCGCAATATCGGGCTTGCGATGCTCACCGGCGCGGCGGCGACCGCGACCGCCATCGTCACCGGCTTTGACCTGTGGGGCGCGGCGATGAGCGAGCTCATCACCATCAACGCCTCGTCCGGCGTGACCACCGCGTGGGGCAAGAAGGCGTTCAAGTATGTGGCCGCCGTGACGCCCGGAACGAACGTGGCCACCGCGACTTTGCAGGTCGGCATCGGCGATGTGTTCGGTGTGCCGTTTCGCGCCGACGAGGCGCAATTGCTTGATACGTGGGCCGGCAATACCGCGATCCAGAACAATGTCGGCTTTTCGGCGGCGCTGTTCAACACGCCGTCATCCAATACGACCGGTGACGTGCGCGGCACATATCAGTTGTCCGGGAACGGGCCCGGAACCGTCATTAGCGCCCCGGCCACCACCAACAACGTGCTGCGCTTTGTGGTGATCCAGAACCTTGGTGTATGGAACACCATATTCACGACCCCCAACAACCTGGTGCCGATGTTCGGCACCACGCAGGCTTGATAGAGAGGGCCAGCACAATGAGCAGAATGCGTCACAAGAAGGCCTCCGGCGGCCGCACCGAGATGAAAGTCTCCGGCAATCCGGATGTCTTCAAGGAAGCCGAGGACAAACACGGCACCGAGCGCAAGCACGGCGGCAAGGTCAAGCGCGCGTCCGGCGGCAAGGTTGAAGGCAAGGTTGCCGGGCTCATGACTGGCGGTGCGGTGCGTCCGCGGCTCGATCGTCCCGGCCGCAAGGCGGGTGGCCGGGTCGGCGCCGACAGATCGCCGCTCAGCTCAGCGCACACGATGACGTCCGACAAGAAGGACGGCGAGACGCAGGCGGGCGCGCCGGACTAGGGATGGCGAAGCTCTCCGCCAAACGCCGCAACGCGCTGCCGGCCAAGACCTTCGCGGGCCCTGACCGCAGCTACCCCATCCCCGATGCGAGTCACGCCCGTAACGCCTTGGCGCGGGCCTCGCAACATGCCTCGCCCGATCTCAAAGCCAAGATTCGCGCCAAGGTGCATCAGAAGTTTCCCGGCATCCAGATGAAGATGGACGGCGGTGCCGTTCGTCATCGCATGGATCGGCCCGCAAGGTAGGCTATGCAACCCGTATTGCTGACCGTCAATGGAACCGGGACGTCTGCAGTGGTCGTGATGGACTACATGCAGAACCCATTCAATGTCGGCATCGGGGTCAACGTCTCGGGTGGGACGAGCGCGGTTGGCTGGCGCATCGAGCATACCTTCGACAATCTCAACCCGGCCAGCGCGACCGTCTCGAACTGGTTTCCCAACGGCGCGATCGGCACCGGAACGGCGGCCGCTACCAGCGTCCTGCAGCTCGACATGAACTACGCCTATGCGGTGCGTGGCATCCGGCTCAACGTGGTGACGGCGGTGGCTACGACGGTCGTGATCGCCAATATCGTGCCGGCGTCGAACGCGCCCTGATCTCATATGGCCTCTTCGGGGACCTACAACTACTCGCTCTCGAACGGTGAGGCTGTTCTTGCTGCATTCGAGCGATGCTGGCTGCGGCTTCCATCGCTGCGGCAGGAGCACATGCTCTCCGCGCGGAGGGAGCTCAACGACCTCTTTGTCGAGTTGTCAAACCGCCAAGTCAATCTCTGGAAGGTTGAGCTTGACTCCATCGCGCTGGTGGCCGGAGCCGGGACCTATTCGATCCCGGCCTCGACTGTGATGATTCTCGACGCCTATGTGAGTGCCAACGAAGGCATTGTGTCGCAAACCGACCGCTACATCACCCCGATCAGCCGCACCGAATATGCGAGTTACGCCACCAAACAAACACCAGGATCGCCCACGGTTTATTGGTTCGATCGACTGATCGCGCCCACGCTCACGACCTATCCGGTGTTCAACGGCGACGGATACAATTTCTTGAACTACTATCGCTGCGTCCAGTTGCAGGATGCGAATCTCACGGGCGGGGAGACGCCGGACCTGCCGTATCGCTGGCTCGGTGTCTTGGTGGCGGGGCTGGCGCTGCGCTTGGCGCGCATCTATCCGCCGCAGGGGGTCGATCCGATGGCGTTCAAGGCCGACCGCAAGGCGGACTACGATGAGGCCTGG